TCACCAGCGAACAACGACCATCCCGGACGCCCCAGCGGCTCCCGCATAGGGCGTTGCACTGTCGGACCCGGTGCCGGCACCTGACGCACCGCCGCCGGGGAATACCCCTGCTACCCCTGTCGTGCCGCTGTTCTGCGCTCCACCCATAGGGGCAGCGCCTCCCAGGCCTCCTTGATTGGAGGAGCCTGCTTGCCCCGCCGACCCCTTTAGATTGACGTCACCGCCTACCCCGATGCCTGCGGGCGTGGCCCCGTTTCCCGGATCCGTTGGGGTGGCGAGCGGATTAAGGCTGCCTCCCGTCGCGCTTACGTACGTCCCGAAACTGGAGGTGCCACCCGCCGCGGCAGCCCCGCCTCCGACTCCGCCAGCAGAACCACCTGGGCCGACAGTCACGACGACGCTTTGGCCTGGAGTTAGCCCAACAATCCGCTTTCGTGCATACCCACCGCCTGAACCTCCACCGCTCGGCTTTCCGGAAACAGATGCAAAGGACCCGGAGCCGCCTCCCCAGAGTTCAACTTCGACCTGCTGAACTCCAGGCGGAACGACATAGGTGCCCGACGTCGCGAAGGTCTGGCATCCTGAACCGAAACCCGGACGCAGGGTAGGAAGGCGGTACGAAAGAAAAGGCGCGGTCGGGATCGGCACGATACTAGGCGCAGAAACTGCAGTCTGGCCGTAAGGCACGGTAATCGTGTAAAGTCCAATCCAGCCTGCATCCACCGGGGGCGCCGCGGCCTGCCCAGCAGCCGCAGTTGAGACCTTCAGTTGCAGCTGAACGATTTGGGATCGGACGGTCGGTTGCGACGTGCCTGCATTTGCGGGCCCATTGTAAGGCTGGGATGGGTTTGACGCATTGTAGTAGGGAAGGACGACTGGATTGATATCGGTCTCCTGGAATGTTGCCTGGATCAGGTATATACTCACCTGACCGGGTACGGTCGGCGCAGTGAGCGTAAACGACGTGGCCGACTTGTTGATCCCCATCTTCATAAGGGGACTGACAGTGTCTGCCAGCATGGACCCATAGCCAAACTGGTCAAGCACGGTCACCTGGGTGATAATGCCTGGCCCTATCAGTACCTGCATGGACGCTGGGGTTGTGGCCGAGCATAGCAGGCCATCAACTATTGGGCCTGCGCCGAACACCGCCTGGGCAAGATAGCCCAAGGCGATCATCACGTTCCGATTCAGTGAGAGAAGGTCAGTATCCAGCGGGATACTTCCAGGATAGACGATGTTCCGGTCCACTTTCGTACTCCAGCTCAATCCGCGATGCGGGTCCAGGCAATGGTTGCGGCCGGAAGGCTCGCCGAGATCACTGACAAGATTTCTGAATCCGCTATCGTGTCTTCCATTAACTCGATATTCGCGTACTCGATGTTCGCGACGCCGTAGCCCCCACTCAGGCAGTTCCATCCCGTAACTTTGCTGATCCCCGTGCCGATCGGACGGTATGCAGTGATGAAGCACTGGTATGGCAGGTTGAGATTGCCCCACCCGCCGACCGTATTATAGCCGAGGCCTCCTGTACTGCCCGGCATAAGACCGTAGCTACCAGTATCGGCGCATCGCGCCGGCTCGAAAATCCTCGGCGCTCGGCCGGTAAGATCTCGCAGAGCCTGGTCTATGCTCGATCTCGTTGTTCGCTCCCTTAGGAGCGAGGTCAGAATCCTTTTCCGATAATGATCGTCACGTTCCCGAGGATACCGGGAGAAGCAGGATCCAAAATAGTCCCTTGCAATGACATCGAGCCAGATCCCAGACGCTGTTCCGACTCGGGTCTGCTGAGATACCAAAGTGAGTAGCGAATGAAGCCAGGCCCAAGTGCTTCCCATGCCAGCAAGGATGCTCTCGAGTATAGGGCTTGAATCCGAAAACCATCCAAGTGGAAGCATTGCCCTGATCCGCCGGGCAAAATCAGCTTGATCTCCGGTCACCTAAATCACCTGGATCGAGGAAATTTTGACCACGCCTATCCGACTGACGGTCACATCACTGAACTGTCCATTTACAAGAAGACCGGTTACGTTGCTGATGTTTCTGTCGGTGTCGTACGAAATCTGAGCAATTTTTGTGATAGGGAGAGCGGAGCCAACGGGTAGGCCGTTGACATAATCTGTGAGGTTTCCGGTCACTGCTGCTGCTATAGAACTCCGGTCTGATCCAGGGGCTAGTGTCAGACTCAACGAGATGCTGATGGTGGTCACTGAAGGGGCTTGCACGCTGAACGTTGATCCGATCGGTCGGACCTGTTCAACGGCAGCATTGACGGCCGCCAAAAGACCTAATGATGGAGTGCCGGATCCGTCATCCACAATGACGAGGAAACTGCCCGCCCTCGTAGCCCCGCTTGAGTCCACATTTTCCTGCACTGTGTAGGACAAGTTTTGCTGGACATTCGAAATGGCGCTCTCTATCGCAAGCCGATTCGAACGTGATCGGCTGTTTATGTAAGAGACGAAGCGGCTCCGAAAGGCTACATCCGATTCGCTGTCCACACCGCCTACGGTCGCCAGAGCATTAAATACAAGGTCCACGCCCGGAACGGGTGAGGAGATCACCGAGATTGCTCCCGCCTGCACGTTTCCGGCTGCCCCCGGCCTCTGACCTGTTACCGGAACATCAATGGAGTTTGTACCGGGCGCTAAGGTATAGGCGCATTTGGTTCCGTCCCACATTGGGCTAGAAGGATCGGACGTAACGACATAAGTCTGGCTCCCGTCACCCGTCTTCACCAGCGCTCCCGGGGAGATCCATGCTACGCTCGACATGACGTATCGTGAGAAAGTGACTGTTCCAACCGCAGGGGCAGCCGGCAGTCGGGTGAATGCAAAATCTCCCATCCAGCTATCCAGGTCGGGCCCGCTGGAAGAAGAGGCGCGCGTGGTACGGAGCACGCTTACAATGAGCCACTGCATCCATAGCGCCGTCGAGGCATTTGCCTCCAGAATTGCTCGCAGCACGGAGCCAGTACTCAAGTCGAGCAGACGACTGGATGCGGCCTGAACAGCGGCGGCCGAATTTGCGACGATGATAGAGAAGGTCTGCAGGCTCAATTTCATGATGTCTTGGCCGGAACTGTGAATTTCAAAACCTGCGTGCCCTGGTCATCTACAGACTGATATTTGACTACTACGCCCATCACCCCTGCACCCAGGGAGTTTGCAAGCGATAGTTCGACGCTCGGTTCGGGAAAGCTGCTCACCGACGGCTCCTTTGCCATCTGGGCTGCTATCGCCGCTTCGATCTCATGCATCGAGGCGGGTACACCCACGAATGCCCCCAAGCCGGCACCATAATCCATGTGCCATACGTAGCCGGTAGAATTTGTAAGCAGGCGTCGCAGGATGCGCTGTTGCCCGAGGTCCTGGTTGGCAGCCATCAGTAGATCTCCTGCTGGTCCGACCTCGAGATCAGACCCCCACTGGTGCCAGATGTCGCTCATGTTTACCTATCAAGGGTGTTCGGAGCTGAAGTCGCTTTCCCCATCGAGTCTGTATGTGTGTGGTTATTGTGAACGGTACGAAGTCTCGAAAGGGAGCCCGCTCTGTCGAATACGTCTCCATCCACATAGAGATTGCCAGATACTCGGACCGAGCCATCATTACAGAGCTTCAGGAAACAACCACTCTTGTGAGTCAACCAAAGCTCGCCGAGGGGACTCTCCGGGACCTTATGTTTGTCAGAGAAGAGCCCTCCGACCACGATACCGCTCGCCGGGTCGCCGTCATGTGATAGAACAAGAACCTGGTCACCGGGAGCCGGCAAACAAATCATACCCCATCCATCCCCGATCCACGATGAAAGGACTGGAAGCCATCCGCTGAGAATGCCCTCTGGCTGGTGCAGGACGCGCACGCAAGCCGTCTTTGGATCAGTTGAGCTGACCGTAGCCAGCCGTGGGCAGGCCTGCATTTGATCCAAGGTCGCAGCATAGCCTTTAACGGCGTTCAACAGCAGGTTCATGGGTCTGTAATCGCTGGCAGTAGAAAGCTGTGACGGGTGGAAATGCTATGCCCGAAAACTCGCTGGATGAATCCGGCAGTTCCGCTGAGAGTACGCTCAATCGTGTCGACCTGGTACATTTGATCGAATATCGAGTCAGTGCCCTGTAGAACCAGGAGACTGCGTGGGCCGAGCGTGAGCTCGCCCGGCATGAGAATCTCTACTCCGACCTCATGCCGCGTAAGCTCGCTGGCTCTGCTCAGAGCCATGCGTGCTGCCTCGGATTCAGACAGGTTTGGCTGCACCAAGGAGTATTGCATCGTGGCGGTTGACCAGATAACGTTAGACATATTATCTAGGTCGGTGCGCCTGGAAATGGCAGTTTGCACTATCGCTGCATTCTGCTTTGAGTTCCAGCTTTTCACCGACACGGAAATGTCGCCCGACATACGAAGACGGCGCCGCAATCGGAGATCAATGAGAGCATCCGGTGACAGTACGAGGGAGGTACTCGGTATCAAATTACCCGGCTGGAAGTGCAGATATGTCCCTTGTACAAATACATCGAAGCTTTCACATCGCGCTAGCAATGCAAGAAGATCCCATTCAGTGGACGCCCTGTTGAACTGGTTGTACGCGAGCTGGCTAGTATCGCTATGATAGTATCGACCAGCAAAGGTAGCGGTTGGGGTTACCCGAGGGACAAGGCCACGCCGCGACGCCAAAGTCACGGCGATCTCGCTGGAAGTCATGTTTGAAAACGTATCGCTTAAGGGAGCATCCTGAAGCAGGGCTGCTAAGTCGCGTCCCTCAATTATAATCGTTCGTGTCGGATGATCGTAGCGAAGCGTATCACCATGTCCGGATACCAAGGAGGCAAATCCGGCGTCCTCATCCAGAGAGATCTGGACCTCCAGAAGAGCGTCGTCTTGAATCGAAAGGCAATCAATACACCCGTTTGTGGACGAACCGCGGACAATCCGTAACTGGAACCGGGACGGGGAGAAGTGATCTGTAGAGATTACTCTGATATCGAATGCACCATCAAGCGGCGTGCCATCCGCCAATATACGGAAACGAGGACGCCGAACCTGCGGAGGTGAGTCATTGTACGACAATGCCCCCTCCTTCCAGATTGGACGCGCGTGGGAGCGAGATCTCCGTCAATCCATCAACAAACGGATCAAGTATACGGTTAAGCTCCGCCAAGTATATCCACATTGTAGCGTCTCCTAGATACTGAGCTGCAATGTGAAACAGGGTTGTTTGAGAGACCGTCACACTTCGCATTTACGGAACACCTGTTGTCAGACCCGCTGCAGCCAGATACGCCCGTGCTGCAACCAGCGTGCACATTCCCTGACACGCTGCATCTAGCTCAGCGAGAGATTCGGTTGCATCCGGCGGGGTCTGCTGCTCAAGTAGGGATGCCTCCGCAAACCGGCTTTCGTAATCCGCAATATCTGCTTCAAGTGTCAGCTGCGCCCGAGCAATGGCTGCGGCATCGAACGATGCCTGCGTTACGTTTGCAAGGCCGTCATCCGGTAGGCCAAGGCGCGGCTGAAGGAGTGATCCGCTTGGTATGCTTACGATAAGTGTGCTGGCGGCACTGAGCATTGCTCCCAGGATGCTAGTTGCGGTGGAACTAGGAGTTCCGCCATAGCTGATGCCGCTTGGCTGAACAACTATGCAGTCAGTTTCATATGGAATCCACAGCCGCGTCTCATAGGAGGCAGAGAACCGCGACACGATCACGTCGTATCGTAACGTACCCCATGAGAGTTCTACCGGCCTGCCCGTCTTCCTGATCCGATCCACAATTTGCGCTCTCCGGAGAGCCTCCTCTCCGGAAAATACGCCCGCGAACCGAATGTTACCGGTCTCTGGTCCGAGGACATCCACTACACGCTGGCCACTGCCTAACTGGTGCTTGACGACGGCCTGTGTGCCACCGAAGCTGACGCCGGATGCAACTTCGAAGTCACGCAACGTGATTGGCCCCAACCTCATCCCGTACTCCTCTGTCACTTTTAATCGCTGGTCGCGGGTCCTAGCGGTACGCTCACGAGTAGAGCGGAGTGCCAGGAGCAGGTGGTAACATTCGGGGGTCTGGACCGGTCGTCCCGCCTCGAGCCGACCAAAGGCTGTCAGCTATGTGGCGGCTCAACCAAATGCTCAGCTCGCTCTCGTCTAGGATCAGTTGACCTGACCACCGACTGCTGACACCCGGTTGGTTCGAATGAGGCGTCTGTTCGGCCCCAGCAGAGCTCGCTCCCCTGATCACAGTACCTCGCGGCAAGCCACCTTCCGCCCGCTGGGAGCACGTCGATCCTGACGTGTGCAACGGAGTCGTGCGTCTTGGCATGACTCTCGGGGACGGTCCTGACCTGGACGGAGGCGCCCAGCCACTGCGCGCGTGAGAGCGGAAGGCCGATATCGGCCGACCCTCACGCAATACAGCCCTTTGATCTTGCTCTGCGACAGTCTGTTCACACTCGGAACCGCGGTGAATGGCTTGGAATCCGGACTGGCGTGGAGCCTTCGCGGTGGGCTCCAACCAAGAGGGAGAGAGTCGGACCTCGACCCCTTTCGCTGTTTCCCGCCGTGACGTGCTGGATGCGCGGGTAGCGTGTGAGCTACCAAGGGCTGCATAGGAAGCGTGCGCTGTGCGAGTGGGATTCGGCGAGTCCGGGTACTGGTGGTTCGTACGCCCCCAGGGGAATTCCTTGGGTCCTCCTGCGAGGCCCAAGGCCTGGCCAGTTTCAATCGTCCTGCTGAAGCGACGACCAGCGGTCGTACCTTCCCGAGCTACCTGCGAAATCTCAGCCAGCTCCGTGGTGGCGACCGGAGAAGTGCGGCGCGGTCCACCCGTACGAGACGAATTTTTCTGAGTGTGCATCCGCGTTACAACTGGGGCCCAGATCACTCCCCCAGCCCTGCCCATGTCGGTCCAAGGTCGGACGAACTTGTGACCCAACGCCGCCAGCGCTTTAGGCGGGACCGGTCGGCACCTGTGACTGCCCACGATCGTGCCTCTTCGCTTGAATAGAAGAAACTGCACTGGGAGATCGGCTTTCAGCCCTCCGCCCATCGCATCTGTCGCCAGTCGAAAGCATGACCGGCCAGGGTTCCCATGATGATGACATGAGCGACTCGTTCATCATCCGGCAAGGAGAAAGCGACGTCATATGGCACCCCGTTCCTGACCAGATATAGGCAATCGATCAAGTCGGGGTGCCTGGCTAGTTTCCCGCCCGTTCCTCGAGTCCTGACGGCTCCTCCTCCTCCAGTGCCGCCGCGACCGCGGCGAGCCCCTCATCGCCAAGCCTGGAGACCGCGGCCTCGATCTGTGCTTCGTTGCCAGGCAGTGGCACCGGCACGGCATCAATGGCCGCGACCGAACTGGCCAGCACAGCCATCCCGAACCAAGGATGGTTCTCGGCCAGGACCGGTCCGGCTGCTTTGAACAATCTCAGGCGGTCGAGCACCGTGAGCCGACGCAATGTGAGCTGGCGGCCCTTGGCGTCCTTCACAGACGCACCGGCAATATTCGCGGACATCATCAGATCCTGCGTCGACGCGTTGCGAAAAACTCTAACTTCTGCCTGACACTGCTGTCACCTTTCCAATGTCCAGCGCTGGCCAGTCTGAAGGTCACACCATCATACTGATACGTGGAAGTCGACCCGTCCGTCTCAGCGATGTACTGGTACATCGTGGACGTAGCATTCAGCGATCCGTTGAAATAGGCCTGCTCCGTCGCAGCGATGAAGTCTTCAACGGCAGAGTTCCCCCGCTCCAGATCGAAGCTGCCTTCCCAACCTTTCGGGATTTCGGTGCCCATCTGGGTGCCGTCTAGCCGACTGACCCGAATCGAGTGCGTGAGTTGGTGCGCCTCGAACCCTGAAACATAACTAAGATCGAGGCGTCCCTGTGGGCCGACAATGACGAGTTGTGCGTCACGCCCGATCGAAAATGTGCTGACCATTCGCGCCCTCGTTAAGAAAGCTTTTCGCTTGGGAGGCGTTGGCTGCTGACCTGCACAGACTGACCGCCTTCAAGATTTACGATGAACTTCTCATTGATTGATTGATACTGAATCTGCACGTCGGCCTGGACATAGCCCAGCGCCACACGGCTATGAGCATTGTTCGACCAGTCACAGATCACGCTGAACGGCAGGGAGCCTGCAGAGGTGGCACCGAGCAAACCCTGCGAAACCATATTCTGCAGGAATGAGAGCAGTGTTGCGCGGATACGGCGGAACAGGTCAGAGTTGACGACCTGCCCGATGTAGTTACCCATGCCCGTGGAGAGTGTTGCCGCGATGTAGTTGGTCAACCGCGTGTAGTTGTCTCCATTGGTCCCCGCCAAGGAGGACGTGTTGTGCCCTCCACGCAGCCCCCAGTACGTGCCTCCTGGCTGAGGACGGCAGACCACGTCAAGCCCGGCCCCGAGCAGTGCTGCAAGGTCGGCATTGGAGTAGGTTCCGACCTGTCCAGAGGACGGATCACCTGTCCGTTGACTTCCCACGATCCCGTAAATCGGCTTGTTCAGCCCGGACTGCTCGGGTGAGAGATTGGCGAGGCGTCCCGCTGCAAAGCCCTGGGGCGAGACAAGCCGGATCGTGCCGTTTACCTGATCCGACCACCACAGCCAATCACCGAATAGACACTTGACTGCGTAGGTGTCCAGCCCAGCATTGTTCTTCGTATTGACTCCGTCCTGAACGCTCTGCCCAGCTGGTCCGGCAAGGATCATGTAGACCCCTTCTTGCAGTCCGAAGGAAGCCTGGCTGGTCCATGACGTCCAGTCATCCGCATCGGCCAGTACGCCTAAGCTGCACCGTTGCCCGCGGAGCGCGTACATGCCGGTCCGAGCTACGCCATCCGTCCCGATTAGCGTGGCTGCACTCACAGAGTTCCAACCGTCCGTCCCTGGAGCAGAGGAACCGAGGGTGATCGAGAACTGGCTAGGCGGTGCGGTGGCCCCGCCTGAGCTGACCGTTATCAGCCGCGACCGTCCACGCTGTGCGCCCGTACCAGTGTTCACTGCCGTCGCCAGGTTGTCCCAAAAGGCCCCGGCAGTCCCGGCAATGTTATCGTATACCTCCGGCTGGAAGCCGGGGAGGGTCACTGTGAGGCGCCATGTGCCAACGCGAGATCCGGCCTGCAGGCTGACTCCGATGGAATTGCCGAGGAAGCCGGTATAAAGCGCAGTGAAGGTAACCGTGCTTCCAGGAATGGCTGTCTGTGCGGCAGTATCCGTTCCGTCTGTGACACGGACGCATCTGAAGTCCTGTGCGCCCTGCTGCACAGCGGTCGCGAGCTGCGTCCCCATATCGTATTTGCGCGCTATGACGGGGCCGAAGTTGCTGACATAATCACTCATTGTCCCAACCAACACGGGCGTGTTGGCCGGCCCCCATGAGGCTGTTCCGACAACGCCGACGACGTTTGTCGGAACACCATTCAGAACGAGAATTTGAGGGGAGACGATCTGAACGTAGAGATCGGGAACTAAGAGGGCCGTCGTGTTGATCGCACCTTGCTGAACGATCGGCATGGAGATCGACTCCTAACTGGACAAATCGCCGCAGAGCGGCAGCGCATTCGAAGTTGCATGAGACAGTGAGTGACCCGGCCAGACCGCATTCCGCCTTTTGCGGAAAAGCCAGCCCTATGCCAAAGCCTCTGCAGCACCAAGCTTCAGGTCGCCGAAGAGCATCGCCGGATCATTCGCGGTTACGACCGTTGCGTACTCAGCCAAATACACAAGATCCCGGCGGTACAGGAGAGCGCTCTGTGCCTGATCGTACTCAGACGTATCGACGTACATCAATCGTGCACTGCTCTTGTCCGGCATCGACAGAAACCTGGTCTGCGCGAGCGTGGTATCAATAACCCGTGCAACCATATCGCGTTGGGTGGGTGTAGAACACCAGCAAGCGATGATGACCTCGCGATCCTGGCGCCGGACTTCTCTGGAGATCACCTGGTCCGATACTACGCGTGCGACCAGCCGCTGGGCACCAGGAACGGTTACTGTTGTGCCCGATAGATGAGCAGCCCTGTCCGCCCGGACCAGGTCGGACAGGGCTGCAGCCACCATCCCGGCCGAGTCCCCGTTGGCCGGGCGATAGACATAGCCAACTCTGTCCACGATCAATCCCGCGCAATGGCCATTGGCGGGCGTCCCCGAAAACCTCGCTGTCGACCCTGAGACGGATGCCGTAAATACAGGTAGAACCGTCTCGCTCGGATAGAGGATTGGCAGCGGGGTAAGAACCTTGCCAGGCCGTGATGATGGGAAAACTGTAATGCTGCATATTCCCGCCGCGAGATCATTGTTCAATCCGGCTTGCAACGGCCAGCCACGATACACCCGACAATCGGCCGCCACGACGCTCGGAGCAGACAGGCCCTCCGGATACAATGTGTTGGAAACGAGGAGTACCAGGGCATCCTCAACGTCCGAGAGATCAGCCATGTTTACCTCTGCTGAGAGAGCGGTTGATCAGGCGGTTGTTGCTTTGACGCCAAGACGCCATCCCAACCGGGTTAGCTCCGCGGCGAACACCACACCCGTTCGGCCCATGTCGTCGGCCATGACATCCGAGACCCTGAGCGTCACGGAGGGGATCGGAGGCAGCAGAACGCTCCAGGAGGACGTAGGCGTATCGGTAGGCAGTCCCGCCGCGCCCTTCCCTGAATTCGACAGTTCAGCGACGTTGGCGGGCCAATATCCGGTGATCGCCACACTTGTAGCCGCCGTGATGCCGGCGTAGCTTCCTGCGCCGGGCGTGGACGGAGATTGGACCCGAGCGAACGACACGAGACGACCGCTCTCGACACAGAGGTTCGGAAAGAACGCTTCCTGAGCGGCGATGAACCATGAGCGGTCACCCACGACCAGATAGTCGCCCGGCCGGGTGTAGGATGCGTCGTAGATGCCGGTGCACAGTCCCACTTCGTAACCGGGCGGCCGTTTGAAACTCCCGCCCAGGTGAGTAAAGGCTGCAGGTATCCGAAGATATGCTTGGGCAGGTTCAAGTGGGTTTCCCGCCCCGCTTGGCCGATAGGCAACGGCTTGCTGACCGATCACTCGGGCAACAACATTATCCGCCCATCTCACCTTGTCGAGCAGTCGATCCCGGTTCATCATACCACAACCGAAATGCTGCCGCTCGGTGGCAGACCGGGCCCCGGAGTGACACCCAGGAACGAACAAAGGCGCCGTCGCCAGTTATCGAGAAGGCGGAGGCGGTCCTCCTGCTCCGTCCGGTTGCGGGTCCATACAGCCGCCTGATCGGTATCCAGATGCTCGCCTGACTTGGGGACGGCGCATTCCAGAACGAGAAGTGTCATGAGATATCGCCGGAGCACCGTCTCCTCCGAAGATGACAATGCGTTCATACGATACTCGAGCACACCCCGACCCTGGGATAACGGCCAGGCCAGGACCTGCAATGTCGCCGAGCCGATCACCGGGTAACCGCAGTGCCGGCGCACATCCGTCTTCTCACCGTCTGAGAGGGCCATTACAGGGCGGAGCCACTACCGCGGGTGAGAAACACCGTCCCCGTGCCACTGACTAGCACCACCGAAGCATACGAAACCGTCGGGTTAACTGAAAGGACGACTCGTGAGTTCGCCAACACAGGCATGTCCAAGCTTGAGGCAGAAACTGACTGGTCGATCCCGAATCGGACAAACGCAACCGACGAAGATGCATTTGTTACCACAACAGTGTCACCGCCCCCAGCCAGAGAAATGGCGCCTGCTGTTGTGGTTGCGAGTACGGAAGAAGTCCCCGACGAAAGGAACGCGCTGACGGAGCCGAGCGCCATTTTCTGGTCCTTGTTTAGCCGATATGCTCGATCATCACGGCCCGCTTGAACGCCGCACTCGTGGCCGTTGGCACAGTAGAGGCATTGGTAGTCGTGTCTGACGGAGCGCAGAATCCACCGATCCAATACCACGACTGCGCGATGATCTGCTGAAGCCTGTCGATGGGCTCACGCGTCACCATCGCGATGCCATCTACCAGGGACACGATCGAGTCCTGAGGCGCAACATCAGTGCCCGCCATGCCGGCAAAATCGCCCTCTACCAGGGCGCCTCGGCCACAAACGATCGGGCGACGGATCATCATGCCGCTGAGCGTCGGATGGGACTGCACATAAGTCTCGGTAGTCGATATGAATCGCAGTCCGAGGAAGTCGTTCGTCATCCCCTTTCGGAACACCTGATTCGCCGACGTAGCACCCTGGAAAAGCTGCTTGAAGTCAGGGTCCGCGAAGAGCTGCCGGGCCGAGACCGGATCAAGGTAGCAGTTATACACACCGTCGATCTCTGGCACTGCATTCATCCGCAGTTTTGCGACAGCGTCGAGTAGGCAGGACATGGTCAGAGTGTCGTTGATCCCGAGTTGGGCCGTGTTGCCTCGCTGTGCCGGCCGGATGATCACCGACGCGTTACTCGCGAGAACGGTATTCCCAACCGTACCGTCGCTGACCGTCACATTCCCGGACAGCGTGAGCGTGCCTGAAATGCCGCCTGGGGTCGTGGAGACGCTGGAGGCGTCAGACGTTGTTGCGACTATGTTGTAAGTGTTACTTCCGATTGCAACCGCCAATGGAAGACTACCGCTGACGGGCTGCTGAACGCCGTTGTTGAAGACATTCAAGAACCCACGGATGTCGTCCACGGCAACAACGGGGCCCGGGATACCGAGAGTGGTGCGAACGCGAGTGTTACCTCCAAAATACGCGCTGAACAGTGCGTTACGCGCAAGCTCGTCGAGGCTACGAGCCGCCTGTTCGCCGTTGACATAAGCGTTCTGAAGGAACTGCGAGGCAATGCCGACCCGGCTCGTGACCATGTTGAGGTCAATGGTTGACGCATAGTGGTTCATGCTGAGCGTGTACTGCTCAACATTCCAGGTCGTTGGAGTCAGTCCGTTGTCGAGGTTCGTATTGCTGCTGCCGGGAAGAGGCGTCGTCACCGAAGGTTTGAGGCCAGCACGCGTTTTGGTAATCGTTTCACCGATCCCAACCGAGATCAGCTCGCGATCCGCACAGGCGCGATAGCCGAGACGCGACCGGAGAGCTTGGTCGAACTCGCGTTCCAAGAAACCCTGCTGAATAATGGGCTGAAGGGCAAGCGGGAAATTCTGGATGGCCATTGCGATCCCTTGTCAGCAATGAGGATTGTCTCTCCGTACCGGTTCTGCGATCTATGTCGGTAACGAAGAAAAAATCGGAGATTGAAGATCCGCGGGCGATGTTCCCGGTGTCGAGAGGCGGCTTATCTGTTCTGGCGCAATAATGCGCTGCGGGCCGCCTGATACTCTTCGTCGGTCATGTCTACTGCCCGCTTCCTGGTCATGGGCTGGGCCGGCGGCGCGCTGGTAGGCGTGGAGGAAGACTTCGACCGAAAGAGATACGGCTTCCGCTCTTTGAACTTCTCGATCATCTCCGGCACCCCGAGAACATTGTGATGCTCATCGACCTTCGCGGCCTCCAAATCCAGTAGCCGAAGCACGTCAAGATCGATGATCCCGGCTCGCATGGCCTCCGCCTTCAGTTCTGCCATGACAAGGTGAGACGTCATCTGCCGCTTTACCTCGCTGATGCTTTGGAGAAGCTTTGCGTTCTCGTTTCTGAGCTCCTCGATTTCGGGCACGGCGGCAGTCGGGACAGGAACGTCAGTCATTCTTTCTCCGAATGCGAAGAGTCTTGGTCAATACGCCCCAACTCGGCTGCGATGTCTTCGATGTCGTAGGAACCGGCAAGCGATTTGATTGCCGTTTCCCGGCTGATCTGCCCTGACTTGAGGAGTGTCGCGAGAGTGAGCGCGTCTTTCTGGCGATCGTCGGCTGTGGGCGCGTACCACCGCGGCCAAGTTAAGGATAGGCGGACGTGCTCATCGATCGGCGGCAAGATCCGGCCAAACACACGCAGCGGGTAGATGCGGGAGGCTCGGACGATCATGCGACCGAGTTCCAGCAGGCCGATCTCGCCATAACTGATCCGAAGATTGTCGGCGAGCCAGAGTAGCCCCTGGTTCAATAGCTCGATCGCGCGCCCGGATTGGGCAGCGCCCAGCCGCTCCGGGTTAGCGCGGCTTCCATGCACGCTTTCGAGCGCAAACTCGCGCAAAATGCGAACATACTCGATAACGGCAGCGGACGCAGATCCATCGATCTCCAGCAATCGAGCGTCGCCATGTTCTGTCACGACCAAGGCATTGCCAGCACCCTTCACGATTTCGGAGTCCGCTCCGGCTGGTTCCTTGATCAGCAGGGTGGGATCGCTGCTGTACTTCAGGCCGCGTCCAACCTGGCTAAGCTGGTAGTCGATCTCGATTTGGCTTTCGATGGCCGCTCGGAAAGTGCATCCCCCCTCGCTCCTGTCGCCAGTCGACGAGTTGCCCGGGAGATTTTTTATCCACACAATCGGAACGAAACCCAGACCATGGTGAATCGTCCTGTTTGGATCCACAGTGTCAGGTACTCCGTCCTCGACCAAGCTTGGGAGGTACCATGTCTCTGTCTCGCGATTCCACTCGCGGGTGAACCAGTAGGATACGGTCGGATCGGCTATTTCATACCCATTTCCTGCCAGAACAGACCCAGACACCTTGTAAGACTCACGTACCATGAGCAAAGAGTCGGGGTCCAGTGGATCCCGGGTTGCGGTCAGATGCATGGTTGGCATCGGCTCGAAGAAAAGCCTGCCGTTCAGCACGCGCATCAGAATGGCGACTGACCCGACCGAACCTTTAACGGCTGCATCGATCATGACCTGATTGAGCCGGGTCTCTTTCACGATGTCGGCAAGTGCAGCCTGAACAGCCTTATCGCTGCAATCGAACCGCGGAAAATGGCCCTCGCTGAACAGCAGTGAGACACTGTCTTCCACGACGATCCTCGACAACCCATACCGGACATTGGGCCGGCGGTTACGAAGTGGAATGTACTCGCCGCTAGGCGTTCGTTCCTCGTGGAACTCGTGTGGAAGCACATCGTAGAGCCGGCCGTCAAGAACCCGAGTGAGTATGTCGAGAGTCCTCGTCCGGGGAGGGTAGTCGTTATCTGTCGGAATCAGCCGGCATATGGTTTCGAACATCAACATCCCCCAATGTAGAGGAACCCGAGTGAAAGAGCTCCAGGGCCAAATCCAGACCCTTTATCGAAACAAGAGCGGGACATTCACTCTCCGTGCGCTCTTCGGAGGCATGATCAGGAGGTTGAACGCTCGCGATAGCGCATCAACCTGGTCGTCCTTCCGGCCAAACGGGAAGAGCCTGAGCTCATCGAGCAGGGACTGAGTCCATTTGCCTCGCGCGATACAGAAATTTCCGGCGCTCACCTGCGAGGCAACCGGGGCAGCCCGAGACTCCTTTGAACCGGTCTCGCGGGAGGTGCTCACGGTAAAGCCAGCGAGCCTGCTCGTGAAATAGGCAACCTGGCTTTTACCTGCCTGTCCGGGGTCCTCAGGCAGTCCAATTACCACGGACTGCCCGTCCCGGTCTGCGGTCGCAACGACCGCTTCCTCTACTTCTAGAGGCGTTCCTCGAAGCCTCACGACATCAAGAATCGTGAACATGCCGCGGGCGTCCCGAGTAAGCTTTAGTCCAACGGACCAGTCCGGATCGTTCGTGCCGGTTGAGGCAGTTGCGGCCAAGTCCCACGCCCGGACGGTGAGTGTATCTGCTTCGTTTTGATCAAACTCAGTGGGCCGAATTCGGGATACCTCGAACAACCCACCCGTTGGTGGCACAGGGTTCTGTTGAAACAAAGCGGACCAGGTCCTCTCACCGACGGATTGGCGCTTCCGTGCGAGAGCGGCTCCATTCTCCCACTCGGGCCACAAGGGGGTGCCAGCCAATCTGCCGAGCGGGTCGTTATCCTCCGCCAGTGCAGGCAGGCGGAGGATATTCCATTCGGCTTCGTTTCGGGTCAGCAGCCGGCCTCCGAGATCGTCCTCGTGCCATCGGGTCATAATGAGGATGATCCGGGCGGCCGGTTTCAGGCGGGTGGTTAGGTCCGACTGATACCAGTCCCAGATCCGATCGCGGAGGAAGGGGCTGTCAGCTTCGGCCTGGGATTTGAGTGGATCGTCGATGATGACCAGATCGGCCCGTCGCCCAACGACAGTGCCGCGTGTGCCTGCTGCGTAGTATTCGCCCCCTGTCTCGGTCCTCCAGTAGGACACAGCTCGACTAGAGGCTTCAACGGAGTACCCCAGACGGGCCGAGTGCTGATCAATGGTGTTGCGCACCCGCTTGCTGAACTGCAGCGCCAGGGAGGCTGTATGAGACGCCCCGATCACCGATGAGGATGGATGTTGGATAAACCACCAGGGAGGGAAAAGGACCGAGGTGTAGGTCGATTTTGCTGAGCCGGGTGGCATCAGCACCATCAAACGGTCGATGTCGCCGCGTGTGAGTTTCTGAAGGTGCTCCAATAGTAACAGATGGTGGGCGGCTGGACGCAGGCCGAGCCGGGATACGGCGAAGGCAGCCCAGCTTACCAGATCGGATCTCAGTGCTTTGCGAAGAGCCGCTTCAAAGCCGGCGGCCCCGCCACTCAGGTCCAGCGCTACGGTCATGGCTGGTAAGGGCCATGACGGCAAGAACGTGAAATGGTGGAGAACCCTCGCTGGGGTGGAGTCAGTTGATCTTTAACGTAGAAAGTTGTACCTAGTTTCTATCGCGAGCTTGGCCAAGCAATATCAATGTATGGGCGGCCCGCGTGAACTATCGATGCCATCATATCCAAATTTATATGATTTTCTGGGCCGAGTGGGCAAGACTTTTTTCCTTACCGAAATCGGCGCTCGGGAAGATCCTAAGAACGGGCATTTATTCGTCCCCACGTGTCGCGTAGCCCCACCGTGCGATTGAACACGAGGCGTACATCCGAACTCGAGGTATCGTGGCAGAAATAACCTTGTCGCTCGAACTGGACCGTCGCCATGCCTGGTCCGGCCAGCGCCCGTTCCACAAAACAGCCGTCCAGTACCTCGACTGACGCGGGGTTCAGATCCTGCATGACATCACCCTCTGCACCAGGATCGGCACGGACGAACAAATGATTATACAACCTAACCCGAGCCGGCACGGCGTCGTCGCTCGCGACCCAGTGGAGGGTGCCCTGGACCTTGCGTCCATCCGGGGCGTTGCCCCCGCGCGACGCTGGATCGTAGGTGCAGCGCAGTTCGACGACCTGTCCGGAGCCATCCTTCACGACCTCTCGGCAAGTGACCAAATAGGCATAGCGGAGCCGCACTTCGCGTCCCGGTGACAGCCGGAAGAACTTCTTGGGTGGATTTTCGAGGAAGTCATCCTGCTCGATGTAGATCTCGCGCCCGAAGGTGACCGGGCGCGTCCCGCGCTCCGGAAACTCCGGATGGTTCGGCGCGTCCAGGACCTCGGTTTGGCCGTCAGGATAGTTCTCGATCACGACCTTCAGAGGCCGGAGGACGGCCATTCTGCGGTCCGCCACTGGGTTCAGGACGTCGCGGATGGTTGCGTCTAGCAACGAGGCGTCAACGACGCTGTTCGCACGCGCCACGCCGACCCGCTTGATAAACTCCCGCAACGCTGCAGACGGAACGCCTCGACGCCGCAGACCTGCAATCGTCGGCATCCGAGGATCGTCCCAGCCCGTCACATGCCCATTCCGGACAAGGGCCGTGAGGATCCGCTTCGATAGGATCGTATAGCCAATATTGAGGCGTGCAAACTCGTACTGCCGCGGGCGTGATGGAACCGGCAGGTTCTCGATCAGCCAATCGTAGAGCGGTCGATGATCCTCAAACTCGAGGGTGCAGACCGAGTGCGTTACACCCTCGATAGCGTCCGACTGCCCATGCGCGAAATCATAGGTCGGGTAGATGCACCATGCCTTCCCGGTCCTGGGATGCGACGCATGCAGAATCCGGTAAAGCACAGGATCGCGAAGATTCATGTTGCCGGACGACATATCGATCTTCGCCCGCAATACTCTCGCACCGTTGGGAAATTCGCCGGCCCGCATGCGGCGGAACAGGTCCAGGTTCTCCTCCACCGATCTGTATCTGTAGGGACTGTTCTGCCCAGGCTGCGTCAGCGTGCCACGGGCCGAGCGCATCGCCTCCGGCGGGGTGTCGTCCACATAGGCCTTCCCAGCCCGGATCAGGTGCTCGGCCCATTCATAAAGCTGCTCGAAGTAGTCGGATGCGTAGTGCAGATGCTCGCCCCAGTCATAGCCCAACCAGTGAACATCCCGCTGAATGGCATCAATATACTCCTGCTCCTCCTTGATCGGATTCGTGTCGTCGAAACGCAGGTGGCAGCGCCCACCGAACTCCTGAGCGATCCCGAAGTTCAGGCAGATCGACTTGGCGTGCCCGATATGGAGGTAGCCATTCGGCTCCGGCGGGAAGCGGGTAACGACCTGCCGAATCCGGCCTGCCTCCAGGTCCGACTGGACGATGTCGCGGATAAAGTCGCGTCCCGGGCGTGTTTCGCTTGTCTCGGTATCGGCCAT